CAAGCAGAAGACGGCATACGGACCATCTAGCGACCTCCACCGCCCAGTTATGGATGAAATTCTAAGTAGAGATACCGACCATCTAGCGACCTCCACATGCCCTCCTTTGAAGCACTATGCCAACAATCTGTATAACTTAGAACTCCCAATCTTTGATATAGAGACTAGGTTAGGACATGTGTTCATCAACATTGAGCCGTTACAGCATTCTGCAGTCTCCACGGTAGGATCTACCATTGGGCGCATAATAGAGGTGAAAGACACAGATCTTGGCACATTGGTTCATGATATAACCACAGGACACCTGGCAGCTCACACAGATGTAAGATTTTGTTCTGTCTTCCCTGTTATGGGTGACGATTATGATGGCCTGACACCTGATTTCATAATTGAGACCAATACAGGAGTATTTCATGTAGTGGAGTTTACGACAACTAGAGCTGGAGAGCACTCAGCTTCAGAGGCAGCCTATACCAAAATAGCCAAGTACGAGATTGCATGTCAAGCAAGGAGTCAGGGCAGATCTGTGTGTCTGTCTGTAATTAGTGTTCATAGGGATGGAGTATGGTCCAATCTTGAGCTGACAGAACAAGAAGTGGATGAGTTGTGCTATAGATACAGGATGGCTTTGAGCATTTTTGAGGAGATAAAGAAAGAATTCCCCAAGATACAGGATAGTGATGAGGACTTAGCAAGGATAGTGAGACAGATCAATGGTGTGCTGTCCATGATATCAATGGACTGGGACAGAACAGAAAGTAAATTTCCCCTATTCAGGCGAGATGTTATAGAAACTTTCCCGAGCTTTGTGCCTGACGAGGCCTACCTCTCAAAAATAACATCTATGGCCCTGAAGAAAGCTCAAGAAGATCTTGTTGAGTCGGCTTTCCTCAAGACAGCAGAGAGTGATGAGGAGAGGTTGAAGTTAAACCTTCAAGAATGCAGAAATAAATGCCAAGACTTTAAAGATCAGTTTGGAAAAGGCCATTCATTCAGGGATAGAGATCACCAAAAGTCAACTGTCCAGATCCCACCTTGGGTGACTTACATTGGCCATGAAGGAAAAGACCTGAGGAACTTACGAGATCTAAGTGTTGAGGGAGATCATCCTATGGTTAAAGTATGGAGAACTGTAGTTGAGAAGGCAGTATTTGAGGAGATAAGCAGGATGTACGATGATCCTAAAGAGGAACTTCAGTATGCTTTATCTGGAGAACTTAAGAGAGACGACCAGAAGAGTAAATACCATCGAGTTAAAGTGACACTAGATGCTGAGTCCTCTGATTATGTCAATTCTCTAGGAGTAGAAGGAAAGAGTAACAGACATAAAACAGCAGTAACAGAGGCAAGAGCCAGAGGAAAGCTAGGATTCTCTCTTGACCACGACACATCATCCATTGAGGATTTCTTAAATGAGTCAAATAATAACCATTTACTAGAGCCTGTGGAAGAGTTATATTCTCCCCTGTCTGCAGACGAAGAGTTGCGGAAACTTGCTGGTTCTATCCATCAGCCAAGACTGTTCACTCTAAAAGGAGAAAATGAGTTCCTAAGAGCACACAAACAGTTCATGGCAAGCCGACTTGGAAGTTGGACCCAGATGGTCTCTGTGATAGGAGCTGAGTTGTCAGCATCTGTCAAGCAGCATGTTGGCCCAGGCCAGTTTGTTGTAAAGAGACTCATGGACTCTGCTATTTATCTTTTGATAAAGCCTACATCCTCTAAAGGACATATTTTTGTGTCATTCGCAGTTGAAAAGCAGTATTTAGAAAGCACTCTAATCAACTCAAAACTCTTTAGAGATTATTTTGACGCGGGAGACCTTTTTGTCACTGACTTCACATCCTTTAAGCTAAGTAAACTGACAAACCTGTGCAAAACCAATTCGCTGATAGAGTGTGCCTTGTTTTTCTGGACAGAGGCCTATGGCTTTCCTTGCTGGGAAGCCATGAAAATACTTCCCAAGGATAGAAGCACTAGCGCCACAGATGCCGTTCAGATGGCAAAGATATCTTTACTAACGCTCTTGGAGGACAAAGCACGAACAGAAGAGCTTCAGACAATGATGAGATACATCATGATGGAAGGATTTGTTTCTCAGCCTGAAATTCCCAAGCCACATAAGATGATATCTAAGCTTCCCTCAGTCTTGAGATCAGAGTTGCAAGTATTCTTATGCAATAGAGTATTTCTATCAATGGAAAGAATTGCCTCTAAGCCATTCAGAATCAGTAAGTCTGAAGGCCAGATCACATGGTCTGGCTTATTTAATCCGTTGACAGGTTCTGTTGTGAGAGATTTACAACCAGTCATTAGTGCCTGCTATAATGGATACTTCAAAAATAAAGAGGAGGATACTGAGCCATCAGTCTTATCTGCAATGTATAAGAAAATAATAGAGCTGGAACACCTGATGCCAATGGATGAAGTGAATCTTGGACTAGGAGATCCTGTAAACCCAGAGATGCATGAGTTCAGCCGGAGCTATCTAAAGCGTATCACTGATCATGGAAAGCAATTGTTAAGCAGGATTTATGGACCTAACTTCATGTCTTTAATAGAAGACCAGATTATGAAAGAGATTAGTCTGATAACATTAGAGAGATTAGCAACTCTAAAGGCAACAAGCAACTTTGATGAGACCTGGTACATATACAAGGACATAAAGCCTAACACGACATATAGCAGAGATAAGCTTATAGTTAAGATGGCCAACTATGCTGATGAAGGACATGTTAAAGCAATAGAGAAATTCGAGAGTTGTATGAGGATCATAGAAGAAAGAGGGGCCATGCACATATGCTTATTCAAGAAACAACAGCATGGTGGCCTCAGAGAGATTTATGTCTTAGGAGCAGAGGAAAGAATTGTCCAATGCATTGTTGAAGCCATTTCTAGGAGTATAGGGAAGTTCTTTCCTTCCGACACTCTGTGTAATCCTGGAAATAAGGCAAAGATCCCCGAAACTCATGCTGTTAGGGCTCGGAAGCAAGCCAAGGGAGCAGCATGGACCACCTCCACCTCTGATGATGCTAGGAAGTGGAATCAGGGCCATTTTGTAACCAAATTTGCTATGATGCTGATGGAGTTCACCAACCAGAAATGGTGGCCTGTCATAATTAGAGGCTGCTCAATGTTCACTAACAAAAGAATGATGCTAAACCTAAGATACCTTGACATCTTATATGCTAGGAGAGAGTTGGAAGTAGATGATGAGTTTGCAAAGGCCATGCATGGTGCCTTTCATGGAGAAATCTCTGTGCCTTGGGCTGAAAAAGGAATGACCTATATTTCAACGAAGACAGGCATGATGCAAGGTATACTCCACTTCACATCTTCTCTTCTGCATACTCTGCATCAGGAATTTATACGATCACTAAGTTTTAAAGTGTTCAATCTAAAAGTGGCACCTGAAACTTCACATGAGTTGGTTATTGATATGATGCAAGGCTCTGATGACAGCTCAATGATCATTAGCTTTCCTTGCAAGAATGAATCCTTCATAGCCAAATGCAAAGTTGCATCAGCCATAAGTTTCAGGATTAAGAGGCTACTAGGTCTATATGCAGGAATTTATCCTAGTGAAAAGAGTACGTCAAACACTGATTTTGCACTAGAGTATAATTCAGAGTTTTATTTTCACTCTCAACACGTGAGACCAACAATCAGATGGATTGCAGCCAGCTGTAGCCTGCCTGAGGTAGAAACACTGGTGGCAAGACAAGAGGAGGCATCAAATCTCCTGACTTCAGTTGCTGAAGGAGGGGGCTCATTCTCTCTGGTTGCACAAATACAGCAGGCACAGTGTACCATACATTATATGCTAATGGGTATGGGTGTCTCCAGTCTGTTTGAAGAGTTCATAAAAGCTATAAGACAATGGCTTGACCCGGGATTGGGATTCTTTTTGCTGGACAATCCTTATGCTGCTGGTCTAGGTGGGTTCAGATATAATCTCTACCAGGCTATTAACAGGACCAACTTGAAGAGGTTGTACGCTTTCTTCCTCCGAAAAGTCAGAGGCATGAGAGAGGTTGATGATGAGGGTAATGAGAGCCTCATTGAACCAGAAGCCTGTAGTGTTAGCCCAGGAGGTGCCTTAATCCTCAGCTCATCTCTGAGGTGGGGATCACGGGAAAAATTTAGAAAACTGAAGGATAGACTACATATTCCTGAAGACTGGAAAGAGCAGATAAACCAAAGGCCAAGATTACTGTATGAAGCACCCCTCTCAGGCAAGGATATAACACTAAGAATTGCAGAGAAGGTCCATAGCCCGGGAATCGTCTCTTCATTGTCCACAGGGAATGCCGTTGCCAAAGTAATGGCATCAGCTGTGTATTTCTTATCTGCATCCATCTTTGAAGATGCGGGCAGACAGGAATACCATGCTTTCACTGACACAAAGTACAGCTTGCTCCAGAAAATGGCTCTATATGAGGGTTTCAAAGGACAAGCTGGGGTTTCTAAGGATGACATGTTATTCCTGTTCCCAAATATTAGTGAGCTTGAACAGTTGGATGCTGTTGTGTACAATAAAGAAGAAATACATTATTTACACAGAATTAATCAGAGAGAAGCCACCCAAACTAAGATAACAGTGTTTGACAATGTTAGTCAGCATCAGATTGTTGCAGAGAAGCTTGTATCTGACAAGTGGTTTGGCACGAACAAGAGCCATTTAGGGAGAGTGGCGTTTGAGAGGGAATGGAGAAGACTAAAGACAACTGTAAGCTGGCTGCGAGACACGCCCTCAGAGACACTGGAGGCCTCTCCTCTGGATAGTCACATTCAGATAAAAAACTTTTTTGCTAGGATGGAGGGTAAGGCCAGGACTGTAAGAATAACTGGAGCTCCAGTTAAGAAGAGATCAGGAGTTAGCAAGATCTCACTAGTAATACGAGACAATTTCGTGAAGTGTGGCCACCTTGATGACATAGAGGACCTTGAAGGAATTGAGAGAAGCACCTCTTCTGAAGTCTCCAAGCACTTCTTGTTCTCAATTTTGCAGGGCCCTTATACTCCGGAAAACAAGGAGCACAGAGTTATAAGAGCCCTCCAGGAGCTACCTGAGGTTGGGATCAAGGAGCAAGACAGAAAAACAAAGACAAATGTCATTGGCATATTACAGAACTGGTCAAAGAGCAAGTCAGGCGTGGCTCAGCTGATTGAAGAAGTTGGAGCAGGGATTATAGGCGGTTTTATCAAAAGGCAGAGAAGTGAGGAAGTAGAGGGCAAGATTGTTTATTTTGGTCCCGGAATCTGGAGAGGGACTATGGATGGTTATGAAGTGCAACTAGAGGTCACCAACCAGAAACATGAGAGAACGTATCTGAAGTCAGTCACTGTGTCTGAGAAAGCATCAATCTGGGAACTCTGCCCTTCTATTAGATCCTGGTGTGATGATGTTGGTGTGATCAACACAAGAGATGTCTCCAAGCATGCTAGCAGATCAGGCCTCCGATACTGGATGTATGATTTCCGAGCTTTTGGTATTGAGAAGCCCTTCGGCTGTCCTGTATACATCACTCAAAGAAGAATGAATGAACAATTTATAATGGATGAGGATGACATAAAGTTGAAGGTCAGGGGGAAAACTATCAATCTCTATGTTGAGGACAGGAGGAATCACATCCACATACTATCATACACAGCAGGGGATAATGATATTAGCCCTCTTATAACAAGGAACAACTCAGATCCTAGAGTGCAGAGCTTATTAAGTTCGTACATGAAGGAACCGAGTAGATCATGGGTCACATGCCAATCTCTCCCTTTTGCTTTTATTGACCTGATCCTTAAGTTAGTAGAAGGGGATATACACAAGCCTGAGATAGACTCAGAATCCCTAGGAAAGATCATAAAGACATGTCTGCAATCAAGTCTGAGAAACAAAGTAGGCAGCATGTTTCGTATAATGCCTTCAGCATCAACTGCATATGCAGCCATTGATGTAGATGATGTTTTTGACATTATGCTTGAGGACATGACACCAGACATGTTCAAGTCAACTGTTCAGGATATGGAATTGGATATTCAAGAGGACTATCAGTCAGAGAAATTTGATTTCACAGATATAGACCTATTTGGTCCAGCAAACTTCAAAGAAATAACAGATTTAGCAATGATCTCTCATCCGCTAATGGATGATTTTGTGTCAACATTGATTGCTAAAAGCTCTAGAAAGGAGATAAGGGCTGTGGTTGAGAAATGTGTCTGTTCAAAGAGGAATGAGCAGGATTTTAAGCTCCTGTATAGGGCACTCGGAATGAATCCCAAAGATATTAGAGTCGAAGAAAGCTACCATGCAGATGCTGAAGAGGATGCAGACCTACTTGGTTAATCACTACAAAATCAGAGGGAGGTTTATTGGAAACAAAGGAGTTTTATAGTTTTTAGTTTTAGTGATATTCTATGTAGTTAAATCATTACAGTATGGGCGGTGGAGGTCGCTAGATGGT